AGTCGGCTGTTGAAATGTCAGCGGCCTACGTTTCACAAGGAGCAACGATTCCAGTAGAGAAGATTTTTGAGCTTGCCGATAAGTTTAACGCTTGGATGCTCAACGAGCAGAAGGGCGCAAGTCACGAGGAACACTTCGCTCCACGTGTGGAAGAAAGCAGTCCTTTTTAGTGTGTGTGTTTTTTAGGACTGCTGGCCCCTCTTCGGAGGGGCTTTTTTTTGCTTTGAGTTTTTTGTATTGATATTTTGTTTACTTTTGACCAAACACACAGAATGAGACATCCAGACATCCTAACCAACGAAGCGGTACTGCCGTTTCTGGAACGAGCAAGGGCGGGCAAGTATTTCGATACTGGCAAGCTCGGCAACCCGAAGATAGACGAATACCTACGTTTCAAAGACGGGGAGTTTATCGTTGTCACTGGCCACGCCAACGTAGGTAAGACACACACGCTTATTTACCTTATGCTTATGCAGAGCCAGAACTACGAGAAGAAGTGGTTGGTCTATTCAGCAGAAAACGAGGTACACTCACTCAAAAGAAAAATGATTGAGTTTCTTGCCTGCGCTCCGATTCAGCAAATACCAGAACACGTTATGTATCGGCATCTGGACTTTGTAAACGAATACTTTACGTTTATTGACGGCAATAAGCTGTACGATGCCTTCGGCCTGTTGCGGGTTATGGAGGAAATCAAAGAGGAATGGGAATACACTGGCGCACTTATTGACCCGTACAACTCACTATCTACCGACCAAAAGAAACTTGGGAAGACAGGGATGCACGAATACCACTACGAGGTGGCCTCCGCTATTCGGGTGTTCGCCCACAAGAACAACGTAACAACAATCGTAAACACGCACCCAGTAACCGAAGCGATGCGTAGAACCTTTCCGCAAGGCCATCAATACGCAGGGCTTCCAATGCCCCCAATGACTTCGGATATTGAAGGAGGGGGCAAGTGGGGAAACCGTGCCGACTGTGTACTGGTGGTACATCGTCTGAGCCAACACCCGACCGACTGGTTATTTACCGAGCTACACGTTCGCAAAACAAAGGAAATGGAAACAGGCGGGCGACCTACTCCGCTGGGCGACCCTATCCGTATGGAATCAATTAGAGGAAACGTTGGATTTAAGATAGATGGCTATAACTTGCTTGACCAACAGACACCAGTACAAATTACATTAAACGACACCGATGCACCATTCTGAAGACGCTTGGGAAATACACGTTAGAGACAAGATTCTCCGTGTTAACGATGCTATCCTGTGGATTAATAAAGTAGCGGTAGACAACCCGACCGAAACCGTAATTGTTGACCACCTTCTTTCCTTGTGGAAGGCAACGCAAATGCTGGAGGATATGGTCGACCTTAAAAGGACGTTAGACGTTAAGGTGCTTGAAGCCCGCTTGGACAACTCCAAACTACGCTACGACCTGAATCAGTCGCTTGTACAACTTGACCAAGCAAAAGCCGAAATTCTAAAACTTCAAGAGCAGCTAATATGAGATTTATCCCCCTACCGTTTGATATAGACGAAATCTTTGAAATAGACGAGAAGCGTTTTGTTGTCCTTGACTACCGCCGTGCAAGCAACTGGAAGGACTGGGGAGCGTGGATGCTGATTCAAGACGAGCAAGGCAAGACCTACAACGTGCCACTCCTTCACGTACTAACGCAACGCCAGATGGGCAAGGCACAATACCGAGGCAAAAGGTGAACTACAAAACATTCTGCGACTATATTCAGTACGAAGACGATGGAAGCCGCAAAGCAAGAAACGTGGTAGTCCGCTCGGCTTATTGCAAGGCGTTCCGACCTATGTACACGCTAACGGAGCTTGGGTTCCAATTAGGCAAAGACCACTCGACCGTAATTCACTATGAGAAGTTGCAATACAGGCGCAACGCTCTTTACGAATCGGCATTGAAGTCGGCCTTGCATATTCGAGGTGAATTACCAAAGCAAGAAGCGACCGAAGAAAAATCGGTAACCAATGTGCTTAATTATGATTATTTGGTTAAAGAGAATGCAGAATTGAAGCAACAGATAACGTACCTAAAAGCCAAGCTGCAACAAATAAACCAGATAACCAATGAATTTTAATATCGGATTCTACCCTATTTATGGAGTTTTACTTGGCTTTAATTGGTCGAAAGTAGAGTTAGACGACATCGAAGTTCACCAGATACAGATACCCTTGTTTATCTTTATCCTCGAAATCGAATGGGAGAACTACTTGAACGATTAGCAGAACGCCACGCCGACTGGATTCGGATGGCCAAAAGTTTTGGTGCGGACTACGATACCGCCCAAGACCTCGTTCAAGATATGTACATAAGATTGTACACGTATGTAAAGGACTTTGAGAAGATTCGCTACGGCGAAGAACCCAACACCTTCTTCGTTTATATTACATTACGGAACCTCTACTTACGTCAACAGCAACAGGCGGCTAAATTCGTATCAATAGAAGAATTTGACGACATTGACGAAATGCACGACCTTGATTCGGACTTGGCCTTTACGGAATTAGCCGAAGCAGTAAAGGTCGAAATTTCTAAATGGGATTGGTACGATAACAAGCTATTCACCCTGTACCACGATTCAAACGTTTCAATGCGTAAGTTGTCTAACGACACCAAAATAAGTTTGCGTTCAATTTATCACACTTTGAAAAATGGCAGAGAACGAATCAAAAGCAACTGCGAAGCCGAGTACCAAACGTGGTCGAAAGCCAAAAGGTCTAGGGGATAGAATCGAGCAATTTACCGAAGCCACTGGCATCAAGGCCGTAGTCGATTGGTTTAGTGACGCTACTGGCGTGGACTGCGGGTGCGAAGCCCGCAAGGAGAAGTTAAACCGTCTATTCCCCAGCAAGAATCCAAAATGCTTGGAACAGAAGGAATACGAATGGCTTACCGAGTTCTATGCACGGTACAAGTCCTCGATGAGTTCAGCAGACCAAAAGCAAATCGCAAAGATTCACGCTCGTATTTTTAACCACGCCTACCATATTCCCTGCGGTTGCAATCCAAAGTTATGGAAGCAATGGATTGAGGAATTGCGTAGCGTACATTCCGAGTATGAATTTATCGGGTAAGGTTGGCGAAGCCAAATGGAGGTCTTTTCTTGAAGAAAGGGGCTACAATGTAGAATCCGCACCCGAAAGGAAATTTTACGACTGGGATTTGAGGGCCGTGAAGTGCGACCCAGACCCAGAAACGAAATTTCACCCGACTTATACCTTTGAGGTGAAATACGACGAGAAGGCGTACTGGTGGGCATCAAGGCGGGGAACGCCAAACGAGCCGAATTTATACATAGAATTTAGAAACACGACCAGAGACGAGCCAAGCGGAATAATAACCAGCAAGTCTGACTTTTACGTGTACATAATTAAGGCCGAGGTTGACATTGCTTATTTATTCAAAACCGACTTATTGCGAAACCATTTGATTTTGGCTAACTACAAGCAGGTTGGGAATAGTGCAACTGGAGACGATAACGCACTGGGCTGGATTCCGCCCTTGTCGTTACTTATGGCTAGTAATTCATTCATTAAATCAATCCAACTGTAATGCCTTTACCAACCCCTAAATCCAAAGAAGACCAGAAGGAGTTTATCAATCGTTGCCTCACGGACGATACAATGATAAAAGAATACCCACGGCAAGACCAGCGATTAGCCGTGTGTTATACGCAATGGAAAAATAAATAGTCCTTCGGGGCTATTTTTTTTGCCTCAATGTTATATGTAATGAAATTTTTATATCTTTGGTGAACAATTAAACACACACACAATGAAAAACAAACTGATTGACCTATTCCAAGACGTGACCGTTTGGCTCGCTTGGTACTTGATTGTAAGCACAGCGTTGCTTGCTATTTTTATTGTTCCATCCTACATCGCACAAGTGCTATGCAAGTGACCTACACCGACCTTATGTACGAGGCCGAGAACCAAGGCCTTGCGCCCGAAGACATCGCAGGCGACTACTTCGAGGTATTTGCCGCTTGGGCAGGATTCAAAACCGTACAAGATATGTTTAGCTGGCGTTTGGACGTTGTCGATGCTTACGGCATTGGAGACGTTGACCAGCACCCATATCAACCAACAATGGTAGAGGGCTTTAACTGGGAGCCGTTGTACGAACGAGCAATGGAGCGGGACTTTAACTATTTACACTTTTGATTATGACACTTACCGACCTATTTGTAAAGATTGCATCCGAACACGGAGCAAGAATCGACCAAAAAGATATTGACTTCCTAAAGCGAATTGAAGAATCCGACAAGGAAATAAACTACCAGCGTGGATTTAACGAGGCATTGCAACTGGCTATAAACGCTAAATAATGAAAATAATTGAACTATTAGACGGAAGCACTTGGGATAGGGCAACCGTTATGGAGAAAATGATGGACGATTCGTTTTACTACGGCTACCTTTCAAAGGCCGCACTTTCGTCCTCGGCTTGTAAACTATTGCTCCAGTCGCCAAAGACGTACCACTACGTTACCAAGTACGGGCAAGACGAATCCGATGCCTTCTCCGTTGGCCGATTGGTTCACCTGATGGCCCTGGAGCCGCACCGAGTACAAGAGTACGATATTATTGACGTACAGAGCAAGAATACGAATATGTGGAAAGAGGCCAAAGCAAGAGGCGGCCAAATCATAACCAAGAAGGAATACAACGAAGCCAGACGCATCGCAGACGCTTTGCTACGCAACGAACACGTCCTCGGTTACATTCAAGGTTGCCAATTTGAGGTTCCTGCTATTGGAACTATTGAGGGCATACCTTTCCGAGCAAAAGCCGACATATTAGGAGACAACTTTATTGCAGACCTAAAAACCACTACCGACTTACGTGCGTTTCCTTATTCAGCAAAGAAGTACGGTTACGACTTGCAAGCGTATATCTACACACGCCTCTTTGGAGTGCCTATTGACAAGTTCGTGTTTATTGCAATCGACAAGGCGAGCTTGGACGTGGGCATTTACACGGTTAGCCCTGCATTTGTAGAAGAAGGCGAGAAAAAGTTGCAAGAGGCAATTTCAGTATACAAGGAGTTCTTCTTGGGTAAGGATGAGCCAGAGCTGGACAACTACACTATTATTGGGCAGTTATGACCGATATAACCAAATGCACTGGGCGGGGTTGCGACCTTCGGGAAACTTGTTATCGATTCACGGCTCCTGCTGGTATGCTTCAATCCTACTTTATGACCTCGCCTATTAAAAAGGGTGAGTGTGAAATGTATTGGAACACCAATGAGAAATGAAACCAGAAACAGCTAACCGAACAGCATTAGAGTGGATTGAGTACGAGTTTGTGAAACTTGAAAGCACAGTTGGAGTTCATAGCAGTATGTATCATTTAATTGAAAAAGCCAAGGAGATGGAGAGGTGGCAGATTATGAATGCTTACGACATCGGATGGCTTGACTGCAAAAACTCTGGTGGAAAATACCTTAACGACCAATACTATTTTGAAACCTTTAACACCAACGAGAGATGAAAGCAACACTCGAATATAACTTGCCCGACGACCAGATAGAGTTCGACTTGGCAACGTCCGCTTCTAAAATGCACTCCGTACTTTGGGATTTAGACCAATGGCTACGAAGCAAAACCAAGTATTCACCAGATGGAACCTCGGAGGGTGAATTGAAGGCGTACTATGCGTGCCGTGACCAACTGCGTGAATTAATAAACGACAACAATATAAACTTATGAGCTGCGCTAACTATGCAGAAGACGAAGACCAACGTCGCAGAATTGCAGAATGGATTGAGAAGGAGGAAGAATGGAACTCCAGAATTAATATAATTGGCCAAAATGGCCCAACTGGCGAACATTATGAAGAAGCACACGAAGATTTACCTCAAAGCGATGGGGTTAAGCCCTGTTGAGTTTATCCCTTGTGAGGTTTGCAACAGGCGAGCCGTAGACATACACCATATCGAACCTAGGGGAATGGGCGGTAGCAAGAGCCGAGACGTAATCGAAAACCTTATGGCTCTATGCCGTGAGTGCCACCACGAAGCCGACTTTGGTGTTGAGTTATCCAAGGACTTCTTGAAAGCCGTACATTTGAAAAAAATACCTCAATGATTCATATCGTTACCCCTTGCTCACGACCAGAGAACCTCGAACACTTGCGGGAGTCGATTCCTGCTGGTTGCACTTGGACGGTTTTTATGGACTACTCCACCAAAAAGAAAGAAGTGCCAAAAGGTGTAAAGGTGGTACGGTCTAACCTTGGCGGGGCCTTTGGCAACCCGCTTCGCAATATGGCACTTGACTACCTGCAAGCGTCCGCAAGCGACAACGACTACGTTTACTTTTTGGACGACGACAATATTATTCACCCGAACTGGTTTGAAGCCGTCAAGGATAGCACGGAGGACTTTGTAAACTGGGGGCAGGTGTTTCGTAATGGAGACCCACGCCTTCACGCTACCGAATCGCCAAGAGTAGGAACAATCGACACGGCCTCTTATATGGCTCGGCTTGGGTTTATCGGCAAAGCAAGATTCGATTACAGATACGAAGCAGACGGTTTGTTTGCGCAGGAACTAATGAAACGCAACCCAAAGATTAAGACACTGAAGGACTATCTTTGTTACTACAACTATTTACGATGAAGCCAAGCGTACTTTGTATCGGTGACGAAAATTCTGGCGTGGTTTACCACCGCATATACAAGCCCCTAACTCTACTCAAAGAGAAGGGGCTTATTGATTTCCAGATTATCAACTACAAGCAGGAGGTACAGCCCGACAACTGGGAAGGAATTACGCACGTTATCTTCTCCAGAGCCGTGCCGTTTTCTGGCGAGTCATTCGCCAACTTCTTTGCTATATGTAAGCAGTCGGGAAAGAAGGTTATCATTGATAACGACGACTGGTGGCATTTGGCGTTAGACCACCCCTCCAAAGTCACATACGACAAAGCAGGACTCGAACACCGCATACGCAACTCTATGTACTTCGCTGATGAGGTGTGGACAACGCAAAAGTACTTGGCCGACAAGATTCGCAAGATTAACAAAAACGTAGTTATCATTCCCAACGGACTAGACCCAGCTGACCCGCAATGGCAAATAACACGTGAGCCGTCAGACGAAATGCGCTTTGGTTACGTTGCGGGCATAAGCCACTTGCCAGACCTTACGCAAAACAATATAGACCTTTCAACGGTGGAATCCTACGTTGCCGATATTGGTGGCTACGTTGAGGCCAGTCGAGCAAGATACAAGCTCCAAACAATGCCACCGAACGAATACGGAGCAATGTACCAAGCGTTTGACGTTGCCCTTGCTCCACTTATCCCAAGCGAGTTTAATCGCTGCAAATCGAATCTAAAGATGGTTGAGGCGGGATTCGCTGGCTGTGCGTTAATTATTAGTGACGTAGCACCTTACGCCCAACACCTAACAAGCAAGAACTGCGTAAAGGTTGCCCATAAAGGAGACTGGAACAAAGCGATTAAAGAACTCACAAAAGAGAAAGCGTTTGACATCGCCCTTCAACTGCACGAGGATATGACAACCAACTTCAATATACACGACTTTAACGATATTCGTTTAGAACGCCTGCTGAAATGAAACACTACCAAGATATAGACGGCTGGTTCAATCACGAAGCAGCATACGACTACCTAATAGCACAAATGCCAGAAGGGGGAACGTTCGTTGAGCTTGGTGCTTGGCTTGGTAAGTCCTCGGCCTACCTATGCGACAAAGCAACAGGCAAACAAATAACAATCATTGATACTTGGAAGGGTTCACCAAACGAACTCACCACAACGCATAAGCTGGCAACAGAGGTAAACATATACGAGCTGTTTAAGGCCAATATGGGAGAACGCAAATACAAATCTATTAAGGCCACTTCTAAAGCCGCCTCCAAGAAGTTTGCAGACGAATCCTTGGACGTTGTGTTTATAGACCTAACGCATACCTACGAAGCCGTTAAAGAGGATATTGCTCTATGGCTACCAAAAGTAAAGAAAGGTGGATATTTAGCAGGAGACGACTACCACGAGAACTGGCAGGGAGTAATTCAAGCGGTAGACGAGTTGCTACCAAATCGTATCTTGATTGCTGACTGCTGGTTGTATTGTAAATAAAATAAAAAGGAATGCAAATAGTACCAATTACCCAAGTGGTTCCCAATACGAGCAACCCACGAATTATCAAAGACGATAAATTCAAAAAGCTCGTAAAGTCAATCAAGGAGTTCCCCGAAATGCTAAACCTTCGTCCTATTGTTGTGGACAAGGATATGGTTGTACTCGGTGGGAATATGCGCCTAAAGGCGTGCCAAGCCGCAGGGCTTACCGAGGTGCCGATTATTGTTGCCGACCAGTTAACGCCAGAGCAACAAGCCGAGTTCATAATCAAAGACAACGTTGGCTTCGGTGAATGGGACTGGGATATTCTGGCGAACGAATGGGATGCCGAGTTGTTACAGGACTGGGGCCTTGATTTGCCGTTTGACAACACGCCCGTACTCGAAGCGGAGGAAGATGATTACGAAGCACCATCCGAAATAAAAACAGACATCGTACTGGGTGACTTAATAGAGATAGGCCAACACCGACTGCTATGCGGGGACTCTACGGATAGCGACCAAGTGGCTCGGCTTATGGATGGCCAGAAGGCGGATATGGTATTCACCGACCCGCCTTATGGAGTTGACGTTGTTGGCAGTGGTGGAACAATAGGCGGTAACACTAAAAATGCAAAAGCAGGAAACTACTCAAAAGTTATTGGTGACGATAAGCCTTATGACCCAAGTCATATATTTTTGTTTGACTGCTTTATATTTATATGGGGAGCTAATTACTTTTTAGATAAACTTCCATCAAGAGGACAGTGGGTTGTTTGGGACAAGAACAGACCTGAAGGAACTACGTTTAGCGATTGTGAGTTGGCTTGGACTAATGGAGATGGGATAGCGATTAAAAAATACAAATGCACTTGGGATGGCTTTCATCGAGAGGGAGAAAGTGAAAAGAGAGTTCACCCCACACAGAAGCCAATAAAATTATGCAGCGATATATTAAACAACTTATCTAAGTTGAATCAAATTATTGTTGACCTATTTCTCGGCAGCGGCTCTACGATGGTAGCAGCACACCAACTCAACCGAAAATGCTTTGGTATGGAACTTGACCCGAAGTATTGCCAAGTAATTGTTGACCGAATGCACAAGCTCGACCCGTCACTTGAAATCAAAATAAACGGTAAGTTATATGGACAGGACTGAACAGCATAAAAAGGCAATGCTCGATGCGTTGGAAAAATCGTTAGGGGTAGTTACCTCGGCTTGCAAGACGGTTGGCATTGGTAGAACCACGCACTACCTTTGGATGGATAGCGACCCAGAATATAAAGCAGCAGTCGATTCAATCGCAGACGTTGCTATTGACTTTGCAGAAAGCCAACTACATAAACAAATCAAAGAGGGTAACTCCACTGCAACCATTTTCTTTCTCAAAACAAAGGGCAAGAAGCGTGGCTACGTTGAGCGTCAAGAGATTGATGCCGTAGGCGGTAAGTTATTCCAAATAGAGGTACTTGGAGAAGATACGAACGAATAAGGTATTTAACCACCTGAAGCATAGCAACAAGAAGATTGTTGTTGAGCAAGGCGGTACACGGAGTGGGAAAACTTACAATATCCTGCTCTGGATTATTTTTGAATATACCTACCGAAATACAGGCAAGACCATAACCATTTGCCGTAAGTCGTTCCCCTCGCTTCGGGCTTCGGTTATGCGGGACTTCCTAGATATTTTGCGTGCACACGAATTGTACAACGAGGAATACCATAACAAGTCAAGCAACGAATACCACCTAAACGGAAACCTTGTTGAGTTTATTTCACTTGACCAACCCCAGAAGATACGGGGGCGTAAACGGAACTTGCTTTACATAAACGAGGGTAACGAGTTGTTTTACGAAGACTGGCAGCAGTTGGTATTCCGTACCGATGGGCGTATTATTATTGACTACAACCCCTCGGATTCTTTCCACTGGATTTATGACCGAGTTATACCCCGTGAGGATTGCGACTTTTACCAAACAACGTACAGGGATAACCCATTCCTTGACAAGTCCATTGTTGACGAAATCGAACGCCTACGAGACACCGACGAGGACTATTGGCGTATCTACGGCTTGGGTGAACGTGGTATGAGCCGTGCAACTATCTTTCAGTTCGGGCAGGCCGAAATACCAACAGAAGCAAAACTTATATCCTATGGACTTGACTTCGGTTACACCAACGACCCAACCGCACTCGTGGCCGTTTACCAGTTGGACAACAACTTATACCTTGACGAACTCATTTACCGAACTGGACTCACAAACCGAGACATACATTCCCATTTTCAGTCGTTCAATTTAGATAGGCGAGACGAAATCTTTGCGGATAGCGCAGAGCCGAAGTCTATTGACGAGCTGCACCGCTTCGGTTGGAACGTGAAACCAACTGTAAAGGGAGCCGATTCGGTTAATGCAGGGATTGACATTCTAAAACGGCACAAGCTGTTTGCAACCCCACGGAGCAGCAACCTAATCAAAGAGCTTCAGAATTACAAATGGGTCGAAGACAAGAACGGAAACCTTCTTAATAAGCCGATAGACGCATTTAACCACGGAATAGACGCTGCACGCTATGCGGTGGCCAATAAGTTATCTAAACCTAACTACGGTCGCTATAACGTCCGTTGAGTTATTTACCTATGGAACTGAAATTAGTAGTACCTACGTCACTTGACGAAATTACGTTGGAGCAATACCAACGCTTTGCCCGCATTGAAGGCGATGAGGAATTTCGCCAAAAGAAGATGCTCGAAATCTTTTGCCAAGTTCCTTTCTCGGAGTTGCCAAAGGTTCGCTTGGTGGACGCTACGAACGTCATAACCGTATTAAGCAAGACGCTAAACCAAAAACCAGACCTTACCAAGTTCTTTGAGCTGAAGGGAACGAAGTACGGATTCATTCCTGCGCTTAATGATATTTCATTGGGTGAGTTTGTAGACCTTGACAACTATATGAAGGACTGGGCAACAATGCACCGAGCAATGGCGGTATTGTACCGACCCGTCACCAAGGAGAAAGGCGAACGTTACGACATCGAGGACTACACGCCAGACGAAGACAGGGAGGAACTGTTTAAGCAGATGCCCGTATCGGTTGCCTTGGGTGCGATGGTTTTTTTTTATCGTTTAGGGAACGTATTAGCGCAACATACACTAAACTCTTTGGCGAAGGAAGCGAAGACATCTACACCAGAGAAGCACAGTTCGGACAACGATGGGGGTGGTATTCCAGCATCTATGCTTTGGCTACAGGAGACGTCACAAAGTTTGAAGAAGTCACTCGACTACCTATTCATCAATGCTTGACCTACCTAACCTTTGAGAAGGAGAAGAACGAAATCGAAATGCAAAAATTAAAGTTATGAGAAGTTTCTATCAAGCCACCGAGAAAATAAACGACTACCTGACCAGTCACCCGCTGGTGAAAGTGGTTACGTTTGGCGATATATTCGACGTGGACTTAAACAAGCAGACCATCTTTCCCTTGGCGCATATTATGGTGAACCAAGCGACATTCGCAGACCACGTAATTCGTTTTAACGTATCGGTTCTTGCTATGGACATCGTGGACGAAACCAAGCAAGATTTGAGAAACCAAAACGAGCCATTCTTCGGAGTAGACAACCAGCAGGACATTCTCAATACAACGCTTGCAATCTTGAACGGACTTCAGTCGCAGTTACGCCGTGGCACGTTGTACACGGACAAATACGAAATCGAAGGAGACGTTACTTGTGAGCCGTTTACGGAAAGGTTTGAGAACTTGCTTACTGGGTGGAACCTAACCTTCGACTTGATTGTACCAAACACTGAAATTTCTATTTGCTAATGGCAAGGCAGGAGTTGGTCGAGGCGGTTCTTAATAAGTTCGCAAAGCGTGTAATTCAACAGGCGAAGCAGAATCTTACCAAGAAGAAAAAGAACGCTTCTAAAGAGCTTTACAACTCGTTGGACTACGACCTATCCGTAGGCCCCAATTCGTTCTCCCTGACCTTTGAAATGGAGGACTATGGGGAATTTCAAGACAAGGGCGTAAGCGGTGTCAAGCGCAAGTACAACACACCGTACAAATACACCAACAAGATGCCACCACCCAAGGCATTCGCTCAATGGGTAGTCCGCAAGGGCCTTCAAGGCATTCGGGATAAGCAGGGGCGTTTTATCCCACGTAAGTCGCTGCAATACTTGATAGCAAGAAGCGTGTACAACAACGGCATAAAGCCGAGTTACTTTTTTAGCAACCCGTTCAAAGTAAACTTTAACAAACTACCGAAAGAGGTCGTAACCGCATTCCAGTTAACAAAAGACGACTTCCAAGCATTTACACGTAAATAATGGGACTTCCAATAGCCACCTTTCCCGCCTCGTTACAGTTAACAAGGTCGCCTATCTTCATAACGCTAACCAAGGGGAGTGCCGTTAACGACGGCCTCGTTGACGCTACGCTTGTTCTGCGTGTATTTACTGGCAGCAGCGCAACAAGCCCAACGGCAGACTACACGCTATTCAAAACGAGCATCGACGATGCGCCTATTACGTTTGAAATTAGCGACCTTATACGTGAGGAAATCGCTTCGGTATTGAAGAATGGGGCAATTAGCGACTGGGAGACGGCAACAACCGAAGTGGTGTGGTGTAAGTTTACTCTTTCGTCTAATTACGTGGACGCTGGTTCTCCCGCTTCTGGTGTAATCCAAAGCAACCAGTCCTTCTTATGCTCCGATGGATGGCTACCATTTACACAGCAGTCGGGAGGTATTGTTGCGGGTGCTGGTCTGTTGACAAACCGTACTATGCAAGTTTACAGCGGATACGAGCAGTCGCTTCCCGCTTTGTACGACACCAACACCGACCTAAATGGAGTTCTGTACAACGTAAACGGAACGGACTATTTTTACGTGCTATCTGACGAATTGGGCTTCGCAAATACAAGTACAGAATCCACGCAAAAGGTAATCTACATTCCAGCAGGCCCCGCAAGTATAGATTCATTCTTGGGGGTTGTGCCAACCGAGGACTATACTATTTCACTTATTAGCGACAGCGCAGCAGTCAATTACAAAGCGAGAGTAGAAGCAGACGGAGGAACGTGCGAAGGATTCGCTTGCCTACGTGAGGCACTTGCGGAACTTGGTTACGAGGAAAACGCTACCGACTACAATTACGAATTGGTTTGCGAACCAAAGTACACGCCAGTACGTCTTACGTTTATTAACCGCTTTGGCGTTAGCGACTTTGTTACGTTCTTCAAAGTTTCAACAAGAAGCGGAGCCGTAACACGGGAAAGCTATATGCCGCAGTTGAATCAGCCGTTTAACGTATCGCAACAAGTACAATATCGTAACTTTGACGTAAACAGCCGTGAAACGATTGTGCTAAATACGGGCTGGGTGGACGAGAACTACGACGACGTTATTCGTGAAATCCTTATGAGCGAAAAATGCTCTATCAATTACGAGGGCGTAGAGTTCACCGTTAACCCGCAAGATACTGGAATCCAATACCTTAAAGAGGTTAACGACCGAAACATTAATTACACCTTGACGTTTGATATTGCTTGGGACATCCGAAATAACGCACGATGAGAAACAAGGTTACTATTTTTGTAGGTGAGCAAGAGCTTGACGTATTCCAAGACGAGGACATTACGATTAACCTATCCGTCCAGAACATTCAAGACATAAGCAAGGTCTTTACTGACTTTACGCAGGGGTTTAGCGTTCCCGCTTCGCCACGTAACAACGCCATCTTTGAGCATTACTACCGCACGGATATTGTTGGCGGTGCGGACTACCGATTAAGAGCCGATGGGCGCATTGAAATCAATGGCTTGGTATTTCGGTACGGCTCTATTGAATTGGAAGGCGTACAGATGCGTAAGAACGCTCCGTATGCTTACGATATTACGTTTTATGGATTACTGGTTAACCTAACCGATATTTTCGGAGAGGACTACTTGTACGACCTTGAAGGGTTGTCGTCTTACAATTTAGACTATACCCCAGGAGTTGTTTATACTGGGTTGTCTTCATTTACATTCGCCCCTATTGTATTTCCATTAATTACAGCGAAAGACGTTTGGTTTTACGAAAGCGACACCAGCAACGGAGACCCAAATAACATATACTTTCACAACGTTAACCAAACGCACGGAATCCAATACTACGACCTAAAACCCGCTATTACTATTGTTGCGATTATTGACGCAATAGAAAATAAGTACGGCATCAATATAGTCGATACGGGGGTTAATGACTTTGATAAGTTGTATATGTGGTGCCACCGTCACGCTGGTTATATGTACAAGGATATTCCAAACGCTACCCCTTGGGCGCAATTAGTAGCTCCAGACCCGTATTCTGTAATTGCGACCGATTGGTGGGATTATTCAAATAGCACTTTTACACCGCAGGGCGCAACTGGTTCTGGTAACGTCTACGACGTTTCGATTGATTTAAGCGTTGGAGGTTATGCAAGTGACTACAATGTAGGTTTGTATATTGACGGCATATTGGTAGCGCAGCAAGTTAAAAACGGCAATGCAACCACGACTTTTAGCGAGATACCAATAACTAATAATAGCGTAGCATATCTTGCCGTTCAACGCTCAACGAACGAGGTCGTAACATTCACAGTTAACGATATTAACATTGAGCTTTCATTTTCGCCAAACACGGTTTACGCTTCAGCATACAACTCCGCAAGCCAGCAGGTATTCGGAACTATTGATATTCCTTCTTTAATGCCAGAGCAAAAGGTTACTGACTTTTTGGCTTCGCTTTGCAAAATGTTCAACTTGGTAATCGTTCCAGTAAGCGATACAGAGTTTGAGTTTATGCCTCTTGACCAATGGTACGCTTCTGGTACAGACGTTGACCTTTCGCAATACTTTGACATAACGGAAAGCCAAGTAGAACGCCCGCAACTGTACAAGCAAATCAATTTCAAGTACAACGAAACAGGGGCAATTACAGGCGAAGAATACCGCCTTACAAATGACGTGGGTTACGGCGACCTTCGTTCTAATTTTGTCTTTGACACGGACGAGGAACTGGCGGTAGAGCCGCAGTTCGACCAGATGCTCTTTACTCGGCTTACCGACCAAGACGGAGGGGCGTTAACGAAATTGCTGGCTGGGTATGCGATAACACGTGAACTGGAAACTTATTTAGGCCAGCCGTTTATATTTTACGTGAACGACACAATAACAATTAGCCCAGACACGCTATCATTTGCCGACCCCACTCAAACAATATCTGGGAATAACGCAGTACCAGTTACAACGGTAGTGTACGCAAATACGTCCAGTGCGTCCACAAACACGGCAGCAACCTATTCATTAAACTATGGAGCAGACATTGACCCGTACCTATTGCAGTCGGTAAACAACTCACTTTACAACACCTACTGGAGCGACTACATTACGGACTTGTACAACCCAAGTCGTAGATTAGTTCGGGTTCCTGCTATTTTGCCACTTGGCAAGATTCTAAACTTCGACCTAAAAAATAAATTAATCTGGAACGGCCAGCGGTGGCTGGTTAACAACGTAAGTATAAACCTTACGACAGGACGAGCCGAGTTTGAGTTATTAAACAATGTATGAAACAGGGGTATTTAAGTTATTTGATAGAGCTTCTTAATGCAAGTACGCTTTACGGCGTGGGAAAGGAAATCGACATTGCAAAGGGAATGTACAAGTTAGACGGGAGCATAAAAAGAAAGTATAGAAAATGGCGGTCACCGAAACAGTAAAGATTGAAGGCGATGCTAAAGGCCTTGAAGACACGCTTAATAAGCTCAACGATAGCACCGAGAAACTTGCGGATAACATAAGCGAGGTTTCCTCTATTGCTAAAAAGGGCTTTGATAACGTAGGCAAGGGAGCCAAGTCCGCAGCAAAGGCCGTAGAAGCCACCAAGGGCGGTATATCTAAACTGGTTGGTGCTATTAAGAGCTTAACCATTATTGGCGTTGTAGGCGATACAATTACCGAAGTATTTACAGGCAACCAAAAGGTAGTCGACTTTTTTAACGTCACCATAAATACAATCAAGATTCTATTTAGCGACCTTGCGGAGGTGGTGTTCCCAGCGGTGGCCGATGCCCTTGATAGAATCTTCAAAGACCCAGTACAGGCGATTAAGGACTTTGGTTCGTTGGTTGTTGAATACGGACTGAACCTATTTAAGCAAATGGGAAACTCCATTAGTGCGCTTGGTAGTTCGATTCTTGCTTTCTTCAAAGGTGACTTTGCGGAAGCATCTAAACTCGCCAAGGAAGCATTTAGCGAGGTCGTAGACGGAGTTGTTGGAGTTGAGGAAGGTGGTATTGAAAAAATACAGAAAGCCGCAGAGCGACTAACTAAACGTGTTAAAGAGGCCATTAAGGACGGTGAGAAACTAAATCAATTAGAGAAGGCCGCAGCAAAGGCGGACGTAGAACGCCAAAAGATTCAGTTAAAGGCCCAGACGTTAGCCGAGAAGCAACGCCAAGCACGAGACGACGAGTTTGCGTCTATTCAAGAACGCATTGAGGCCAATGAGAAACTCGGCAAAATTTTAGAGCAACAATATCTGGACGAAGCAGCGCAGATTGATAAAAAGGTTGCCTTCGCACAGGCGCAGTACGAGATTAATAAAACAACCCAGAACTACATTACGCTTGAACAGGCACGTTTGGAATTGGTAGACCTCGAAGAACGTTTGGAAGGCCAGCGGTCGGAGCAGAAAATGAATTACATATCGTTACTGCGTGAACAAAACGAAATTGAGAAAGCCAACACCGAAGCATACCTAACGCAATTAGAGAACCAGCTAAACGCAGATGCCGAGTTAATAGATTCGGAGCGTATGCGCTTAAACGCACAACTGCAAAACATCGACATTCTAAAGACGGCACGCCTTGCCGCCATTGAGGACGAATTGAACGCCACAAAAGAAGGCACGGTTCGGTATGCGGAGTTGGTAAACGAACGCAAGGCAATCGAGCAAGATGCGGCCATTGAAACCGCCAAGATTAAAAAAGACCTAAACCAAAAGGACATTGAAGACCGTAAGATGGTTAACGATGCCTATATGAATTTAGCGCAGCAGTCCTTGTCGGCACTAACCTCACTTTCTGAATTGTTTGCAGGCGATAACGAAGCCCGTCAGCGCAAGGCGTTCCAGTTGAACAAAGCCCTGCAAATTGCCGATGCTACGATGGCCACTTACACGGCAGTTGTTGGGGCGTTGAGCGCAAAAGGAGCCGATGGCCTGTTGCCATTCCCAGTACGGGTAGCTAACGCTGTTGCCGCTGGTGTAATCGGTGCGGCTAACGTGGCCAAGATTGCGGCCACCAAGTTCGATGGAGCCGAAGGCCCAAGTCCAGATACCTCGTACTCGCCCCAGTCCGCAGGAGCATCCTCTACGCCTCAATTTAACGTTGTTGGGCGTGGTGGTATTAACCAGTTAGCCGAGTCCGTAAATTCCGCCAATAGCCGTCCAATACGTGCCTATGTGGTAGCGGGTGAGGTTACTTCACAACAGAACTTAAATAGACGCAGAGCAAGAACCGCAACTTTTGGATAAGATGAAAGTAATTGAACTGGTATTGGAAGATACCGAAGGACTAAACGGCATTAATGCCATAAGCATCGTTGAGCATCCCGCCATCGAGGAGAACTTTATTACCCTGTCAAAGGAACACGAAGTACAGTTCGCCAAGCAAGACGAGGAAAAGCGAATCCTTATGGGCGCAGCTTTGATTCCCAACAAGACCATTTACCGCAACCAAGGCGGGGAGGAATTTTACGTTTACTTCTCAAAAGAGACGGTACGCAAGGCATCCGAACTATTCCTTATGCGTGGCTACCAAGGTAACACAACGCTTGAACACGCAGCGGAGCTTAATGGCTTGTCGGTTGTTGAATCGTGGATTATTGAAGACCCCAAAAAGGACAAGACGGCTATCTACGGAATGGAATTGCCCGAAGGTACTTGGATGGTCTCTATGAAAGTCAACAACGAGGACGTTTGGGAGAACTACGTTAAAACAGGACGTGTAAAGGGCTTCTCAATAGAGGGCTACTTCGTGGACAAGCTGCAAATGGAATCCCACTTGGAACGCATCGAGGAAGAAGAAGCCGAGTTCCTGCTATCGAACATTATTGCCAAAATCAAAAAGGATGGCCGCCTAAAAAGCAAGAAGCGAATCGAAATGGAATCGTACAGCGACTACCCAGAGGCAGTTCGCAATAACGCAAAGCGAGGCATTGAGCTAAACGAGAAAGGCGGCAACAAGTGCGCTACGCAAGTCGGCAAGATACGAGCGCAACAACTCGCAGACGGAAAGCCAATAAGCGTAGAAACAATTAGCCGTATGTACTCGTACCTATCAAGAGCCGAAACATACTACGACGAAGGCGATACCGAAGCGTGCGGTACTATTAGCTATTTGCTATGGGGCGGACTTGCCGCAAAGCGTTGGTCTGAATCTAAATTAAAAGAACTCGGTAAATTATGAAAGAGACACCATCCCGCACCTCACCCAAGAACGGCAAGCGTGGCTGCCTATGCAAAAACAACACCTATTCCTCCAAATGCTGCGATGGTTCGCTCCGAGCGCAAGGAGTAGGGCCAGTGAACAAAGCCCCGAATTTGTAACAATCCAATAACCATTTAATTAATTGCGTATGAAGGCAAGTGAAATTTTCACCAAGTTCTTTGCGGAGCTATCCGCAGTAGAAGAAGAAGTTAAGTTGGCGCAAGCCAAGCTTGACAATGGCACTGTCCTTGAGGCCGAAGCTTTTGAAGCTGGCCAACCCATCTTTATCGTTAGCGAAGAAGACCGCATTGCAGTTCCAGTAGGAGAATACCTGATGGAAGACGGACGTGTTCTCGTTGTTACCGAGGAAGGTATTGTTGGCGAAATCAAAGAAGCAGCAGCCGAAGAGGAAACACCAGAGGTAGAAATAGAGGTTGAGGCCGCTATGGAGCCGTCTGTTGAAGACAAGATTAAAGAGGTAGTAATGCCCTTAATCGAAGAAATGAAGGCGGAGTTGTCCGCTATGCGTGAGGAAATGGGTGCATACAAGAAGAAGCAAGAAATGTCTTCTGACGTACCAGCCGCTTCCCCTATTAAACATAACCCAGAAGGAAAGACGAAAGAGGTTGTAAACCTGTCGCAGAATGCGCCAGAGTCAGCTCTTGACCGTGTCCTTGCACGACTTAACAAATAAACCCCAAACATAAAAAATGGCTACGACCACTTCAATCACTACTACGTACGCTGGCGAATTTGCTGGTAAATACGTTGCTGCTGCTCTGTTGAGCGCACCTACCTTGGACAAAGGCCTCATCGAGGTTATGCCCAACGTATACTACAAATCCGTTATCCAAAAGGTTAACACGGACGACATTCTGAAGGACGCTACTTGCGACTTCGACCCTACATCTACCGTTACCCTGACCGAGCGTGTTTTGACCTTGGAAGAGTTCCAAGTTAACCTGCAAATGTGCAAAAAGGACTTCGAGCAAACTTGGCAAGCCGTTGAGATGGGCTATTCTGCATTCAAGAATATCCCTGCTTCTTTCACCGACTTTTTGATTGCTTACGCTGCCGAGCGTGTTTCTGCTCGTATCGAGCAAAACATCTGGGCTGGTGTTAATGCATCTTCTGGCCAGTTCGCAGGTTTCCAAACTTTGTTTGCTGCTGACGGAGACGTTATCGACGTAACTGGCACTACCGTTACCGCTTCTAACGTAATTGCTGAATTGGGTAAGGTAGTTGACGCTATCCCTGCTGCTTTGTACGGTAAGCCAGACGTTTACTTGTACGTTTCACAAAACGTAGCCAAGGCCTATGTACGTGCCTTGGGTGGCTTCGCTGCTTCTGGAGTAGGTGCTAACGGTCTGGACAACAAAGGAACTATGTGGTACGGCGACCAGCCTTTGTTCTTCGACGGAATCCCCGTTGTATTGGCAGAAGGTTTGTCAAGCAACCGCATCGTTGCTGCTCAAAAGAGCAACTTGTTCTTCGGAACTGGCTTGTTGAGCGACAAGAACGAAGTTCGTTTGATTGATATGGCCGACATCGACGGTTCGCAGAACTTCCGCTTGGTAATGCGTATGAGCGCAGGCATCCAGTACGGTATCGGTTCCGACATCGTTTACTACGCCTAATCGTTTCTAAATTCCTTGAAGGGGGTGGTGGTGTAATAACGCCCCACCCCTTTCTTTTTTAACTTACTAAATAAAAACAAAATGGCTTGTGCACTTTCCCTTGGCCGTATCGAACCCTGCAAGGACGTTGTAGGTGGTTTGAATGCGGTTTACTTTTTGAACTACGCAAACCTTACGGTGACTTACGATGCCACCAACACGGATGCTATTGACGTTCTCGGAAGCGGATTGACCGCTTACAAATACGAATTGAAAGGAACCTCGTCTTTCGAGCAGGCAATTACTTCTTCTCGTGACAACGGAACCACTTTCTTCGACCAGACCTTGAATTTGACCTTGCACAAGTTGAGCAAGCAGTCACACAAGGAAATCAAGCTGATGGCCTACGGTCGTCCGATTGTTATCGTTGAAGACCGCAATGGTAACTTCTTCGTTGCTGGCTTGGAACACGGATGCGAGGTTACTGGTGGTACTATCGTTACTGGTGCTGCTATGGGCGATATGAGCGGTTATACCTTGGTATTGAACGGCCAAGAGCCAGTTCCTGCGAACTTCTTGGACGGCACTTTGTCTGCTGCTGGTATTTCAACTATCGTTACTGGTTCCGACTTTTAATTATCTTTGACGTATGAATAAGCCGTTAGAGATTATTAACCGTATGAACAAGGTCGAATTGGCGGCTATTGACGACTTGCGTGGCGACATCAAAAAGATTTCGGCAAAAGCGTCAGAGGTAGCAGGATTCGTTTCCAAGTTCAAACAGCTCAAGCAAGAGTACGACAAAATGGAGTCGGCTCGTGCCGCTCTTGTAAAGGAAGCCCAGAGCTTGTCTGGTAAGTCAGGTGCCTCCGTTGATGCGGTTGGACGTGACGCAGCTGCGCTGGGCGTGGATGGTCGCTCCATCAAGGAAGTACAACAATGGCAATCCGCTAACCTTGAATTATTAGGAGTGGTTCAAGACCTAATAAATTTAGGAAAATAAACAAAAAAACTTCAGAAAGGCCACCTTCGGGTGGCTTTTTTGTTTCTACTCGTTTGATTCAACAATATCAATATTCAAAAGCCCCTCGTATTTTAGGTATATTCCGTTTGTGTACTTGTGCAGCAAATCCAACTGCTCCTGCTCGCTTATTTGCTCGGTAGACTTAAACAACCCAGTGCCGATTGTTTTGTTGTCAACGTTATTTATTACCGTAAAGCGATAGCCGACTTTCTTTTGTGTTTCCATTTAGCAAACATACAATAAAAAACAAAACGACCGCCTTGGGTTAATTAAAAGATGAACATCTTAACAACAAGCGCATCAAGCCAAAACCTCGTTATCATTCCGAGGTCGTTTCCTGCTTCGGTGGTTGTCAAGTTAACCAACGAGTCAACAAACACCACCCAGCAACAGACGATAACTCCAACGTCCGCAAATGGCTATATGACCATCGCAGCGGCTTGGACGTTAGAAGAGGCCAACTTCTATTTGTTGGAAGTATTTAGCGGCTCGAACTTAATCTACCGAGGTCGTGTATTTTGCACCAACCAAACGAACTTTGAGAAGTACACCGTTAACTCTGGCGTGTACACGCAGGAGACCGCTGGGGATAATACATTTGTAATTATATGAGCAACATTCGATTCGTAGCAATGAACTCCTACGTTAAGCCCGAAATTAA